AAACAGCCCGGCGAATACTTTTTCACTGTCTGCGAGCTCGAGTAGTTCAATAAGTGTCATGTGGTCCACCTCCTACAAAATCCTGCCTAGTACAACGTGAGTCCCGGCGATATCCGCTACGAGGACTCGATGGTTGGCGCTTGGGGTGTAACTTGAGAGGTACGGGTAAGTTTTTTGAGTCGCCACCGTGTCTCCATCAAAAACCAATTTGGGTCTCCCCGAGGTGTAGGCGGGGTCGATGGTTGCGAGGGAGAACGCTTTGTAACTTGGCTGACTCTCAAGGATTAATCGAGCCATCTCGTCTAGGTTCATAATCTCACCACCTTTCTCGCCTCGTGAGTCATCTCTCCGCCCGCCTCAAGGGTAATACTCCAATCAGTTTCCGAAAACTTATCATCGATACCTAGCGGACCATATCGGACCCGAATTACATCCATGTACTCGTGGAAAGGTACGATGGCCGTTTTAAATTTAACCTTACCGAACACTTGAGACGCCTCAAACTTAACTCGGTCAGCCAAAGCGTCAAGACTAGTCTGAGAAGAAACATCTTCAATCTCTCGATAATCCACAATTGTTCTGCCAAGGTTGACTGTTGAAATGGGGTTGTCAGGGTCATTGTTCACCCGAGTTGCAACCTTTGGAGTTTTCTCGGGGTTTGACTCCACGAGTACCCATGAGTTAGCCACCTCGAATAAATCAAGCTCCTCCTCCATCCCGTTATAAGTGATTGAGAGCTCGTCGTCGACATACTCATATTCAGCGGAACGGTCGGCAGGAGAAACGTAGGGACCCGCTCTAAAGTATCCATTAGCGTCCACCCAAATTGATGTGTAGTTAATCGCTTGGAGCAACTCATTTACTGCCTCTAGTTTCGACGTTCCGGTTTTAAACTCTCGAGCTGTCGTAAGTGTGTCTGATTTATCCTCGATATTGATATTCGTGATTCCTGCTGACCGCAAAATCGAATCGACAGCGTCCGTATATTTAACACCCGAGGCGATAAAATAACGACTCGTAAATCTATCTTCATCGAGAATAATCAAACCATCGTAAGCCTCAATCTCTCGATAAATCGTATCGTTATCATCCGTCCGCTTTGGAGAACTCAGAAGGAATACACCTAGGGGGTAGCTAACCCAATTCCCATCGTACATCTGAATCTCAAAGAACGGTTGAATCCGGTCACTTAAATAATCAATCTCCGTCTCTGCGGGAATGAGCACATCTTTTTCATAGTCAATCGTCAAGTTGAGCCCGGTGATTCGTGGCGAGTCACTCGCTCGATACCTTGTATATTGCCATTTAAATTGAACTCGTAGGTTACTCATATCGGAACTAATAGGAAGACCGTTTAAAGCCGTCCCGGTTGCTTGGTTGGTCCAAGCGCTCCACGTTGTACCGCCATCAAGCGAGTAGCGACTTTGGAGGTTGTTAACGGGTGCTGAAACTTCCGCCGAGTTATATTCAGTTCCACCGCTTTTGGTCCAAGTGACCACCGAGTTAACCGAGCGAGGAACGTTCCCGGTCAAAGTTGTTTCATCCGATAAATCGATAACAGGTGAAGTTGCTTCACCGATATACTCACGAGTTGCGTTCATCGAGAAAAACACCTCATCAACTCGGAAGGTCCCTGTTTCGGCTCCACTGTATGCGATAAGCAAGCCCCAACCAGTTCCACCTCGGGGGGCAAAAATATACGAATCGTATCTAAACCAGTTGTTTCCAAAACTCGTAACCGTGGAGTTTGGTCCAAACGATACGTTTCCAAGACCATCACTTGCCATAGCATAAACATAATTTAAATCAGGGGTAAAACCAACCTTCTTGAAGAAGAACGATACACGAATAACCTCACCACCTGACGTACTTGTCAACAAGTTTCGACTCGTGGTTTCAATCCCAAAAGTGACCGCCGAGGTGCTTGTCTTGTTCATAGAAAACGAGTTCCCGACGACGCCGGGGTAAAGACCATTATACACGCCGTTGCTTGCGTTCCAAGCCGTCCATCCTGTCGGATAACTCCCGGTTAGTGCGTCCATTCCCGCTGTAGGCGCTCCACCATTTACCATTGTATCAGCTCGGATAAGACCCGTTTCGGGGAATGTATCAGTATGAGACCAACCGCTCAAACTTGTATAAGTTTTTTCTGCCTCAAGTCTGTCGATATATTCTTTTACCCAAAGTTCTCTAACCTTGAATTTAGCCGTTCGCTTTACAGTTGAGAAGGCTGAAAAATCAACTTGACCGCTTACGACACTAGAAAGGGAGCGCTTAAAGCGCCCCTGCTTATCTAGTAAATCGTAGCGAAAACGAACGTTTCGAGAGCGTCTCTCAGCGTGGATAGCCGAGAGAATTTCCTCCCGGGAGTATCCGTCTCGCTCGATTGATAGCATATCAAATCAACTCCTCATTTTCTTTGGATAGGTCTTCATTATAATCGGTCTCGGTTAAACTGATTGAGAGAACAAAACCGCTAATCTCTTTATCCTCAACATCAAGGATATCAGCCGTAACCCAAGAGCGACGACCATTAAAGTCCCTGTAAAGTAACGTTGTACGACGGTCAAACAATTCTTGGAAACTCTCAAGCTCTTGGTAAGTGTCGACCTCCCACTCGAGTTTAATCTCAAATTCAATATTCTCACCAAACTCACGGACAGGTTTTGTTCGACCCGCAAACTTGCGAATTGACGAATCAATTTTTCTCGATGTGTCTCGAGAGGTTACAAGGGTTAGCGTGTGAATATCACTGAGCGAATCTGACGATTGCAACATAGTTGAGCCAAACTGAGAGAGTATCGAGAACGGTAGCGACTCGGCGCTCGTTGAATTATCAGCAACAGCTCTGAGTTTATACTCATAAGTCACACCGCTTGCTAACGTGTAATCGATAAACGAACCTTGAACCCCCAAGTCGGTACCAATCATAATCCACTCTTTATCCCCCTGAGGAGAATAAGGGCGACGATAAATATCGACCGTCTGAGCAACAACTCCGTCATAACCTCCACCGTACTCAAACCATTCCACCTCAATAGCGATATAGTCACTTGTCACAATACTACCTGACGAGGCTGAGGCTGTCGGAGCGTAGTGGTGGAAAAAGACAAACCCGCTCTCATCGATATAGTTTCCGTCGACGATTGAATCTGACAGTACCTCGACGCTTGACCGTGTCGGAGTGCTTGCCGTGTGCGTCGTCAAGTCATCCCACGAGGTACCATTAAACACCCCTGAGGTGTAACCCGGGCCGTATGGTGTTGGACCAACTTGACCCTCTCCACTTGATACGGAAATAAACCGGATGACCTTAAGGTTTTTCTTGAGCCAAGCGACTTTGGCAAGTGTATCTGTAGGGCCCGGGATGGTCCCATAAGCTCCCTCAATAAGTCTAATGAGGTTGAACCCAAAAGCCTCCTGAGCAAAGTTTCCGGCCGTCCAAGCTGACGTGGCTGACACCCGTGAATCAAGCAAACCAATTCGCTCATAACTGTAATTGTCTGAGCTATCCGTTTGAAACTCTCCCCAAACACCATCAGGGTTAATCATAGCGCTTGAAATCCCGTTAGCATATCCGATGTGGGGAACTGCGGTGTTGCTTCCGGCTACCTTTCCATAGAAATCACCTGTTACAACTTTCAATTGATTCAATCTAACTGAGTCGACAGAAATCGTGTTCGTATTATCCGAGGTCGTGTGGACCAAAATACGAATGTAACTAACGTTTGCAGGCAAAGTGATATCTACGCTTGTATGGTCTAGCGGGCTCGCTGAGAGCGTCCCGGCCGTACTATCCGAAACAAGGGCGCTCCCTGAGGCGTCATAAGCACCCAAGAAAAGTCGACCACCCTTGCTACCAAAGCGAGCTGAAACCTTGTAATACTGACCACTCTCTAAAGGTAGTTGGTTTGTGTTATATTGAAACTCGATTCCGGTAAGTTGCCCGCTCATAGTGAACGAGTCAGGACCATTAAAAATCACGTCGGTTCCAAAAACAGTTGAGTTGTACGGCAGGATGGCCGAGTTAATCTCTCCCTCACCAACCAAAAATTTAGGAGCGATATTCTCGTCAGGTGTGCTGTACATGATATTGACGACGCCCTCACCAATCTCCTCGGAGCCTAAAATAACAGGTGCCCTTGGTGGCTCAAAAGCTGTCGTAAATGGCTGTTCAACATATTCTGACCAAAGCAAGTTAACCGAATCTTTTACTCGTAAAGAAATCACATACGCCTCATTATTGTCAAGGTCATAAGGAATCTCGACATATTTAATCCCGCTAACAGCCGTGGTGCTCCAAAGGGTTGCGCCCGCCGTATCCTTGAGGATTAAATTGTACTCCTGTTGGTTTAAACTTGACCAGTTGACCTGCACTCGAGTTGTGCCAATAATCTCGTCATAATCAGGTGTTAAAATCGTTGGGAGCGCTGTCTCATCTCGTGGCTTGAAAATCTGATACGTTGAATAAGGAGACTCTAGACCGCCTTGGTCTTTTGTTTTTACTCCCCATTCAATATCTGAGTTCGGGAACGTATTTGCTGACCAATCGTAATACTGATTGGTAGTGCTGATAAATCCGGTCGAGCTTGGTCGATAGTTCCAAGCACCACGAACACCCGTCGAGCTGACCGTCCGCCATGCGATTCGGTAACCCGATTGAGGTCCATCGTCGTTGTGTTTCCAAGCGAACCTAATAACATCCGTCCGGTTACGAATAACACCGTTTGACGGTACCAATTGAGTTGGCGCTGTAGGTGCGCTGTTATGGTTGATGGTGAACGTCGGTGAATAATCCCAATCTGAATAAAACTCGCCGTCATAAGCCCTAACAGCCACTTGAGCGTAAGGACCCTCGGCAAGAGAAGTTGTATTGATAGTTAACGAGGTTGCACCATAAGACGTGAGTGAACTATAAGAGTAACCACTTGAGCTTGAACCTCCTCGGTAAGCCACTTGGTATCTTAATGAGTCACCGTTCGGGTCACTAGCCGAGGACCATCGTACAGTTAAACTCTTGTCTACTGTCTCACCGCCATCAGGATATGTTACGTTTGGTTTATTTGGTGGTTCGTTCCAAGTTCCGGTTACCTCGATAACAGCTCGGTTTGAGCCTGTATTGGTCGCTTCACCATACCAACTTGAGCCTTGGCCCGAATAAAGGACGATACCCTGATAGGTACCG